ATGATTGTGAATGAGTCTTTTCTGGACTCTGCAACGCTTCGTGAGAATGTAGTATCCCTAGCTAGAAATGTAGGGTATGTTCCACGCTCAACAAAAGCAGCAAAAGCAACAATTTCATTTAATATTTTAACTAGTACAACATCTCCGCAAGTTACTTTAAAGTCTGGATTAGTTTGTATTGGTGGAAACGGTCAAAACTCTTCATATGTATTTTCAACTCCAGAGGATGTGACTGTGAGTGTCACAAATGGCGTTGCTACATTTTCTAATCTATCTGTTTTTCAAGGAATTTTTCTGAATAAAAATTTTACTGTAGATTCTTCTTTAAATCAAAGATTTTTACTTGATAATCCTGGTATAGATACCGACACAATTAGAGTTAAAGTTGGAAGTAGAACTTATCGTGTGATTGATAATTTATTTGAAATTAATAAAGAATCTGAAATTTTCTTAATTCAAGAAGTTTCTGATGAAAAGTACGAACTTTTATTTGGAGATGATGTTTTTGGTAAAAAACTTACAAATGGTGAAACTGTTAAAACAAGTTATATTGTGACTAATGGTGAAGATGGTAATGGTCCAAGAGTATTTACATTCTCTGGAACTATTGTAGATTCAAATGGAATAGTAATTGATCCGACTGGAACGGTCTCTGTAACCACTGTAAATGCCTCTACAGGAGGTTCTTCGATTGAGTCTATAGATTCGGTCAAATATTTTGCTCCTAGACTCTATTCGTCTCAGTATCGCGCTGTGACAGCAAGAGATTATGAGTCGATTATTCAACAGGTTTATCCAAATACAGAATCAGTATCAATCGTGGGTGGAGAGGAATTAGATCCTCCACAATTTGGAACGGTTCTAATTAGTATCAAACCAAAAAATGGTACATCTATATCAGATTTTTCAAAAAATAGTATATTAAATGATCTCAAAAAATATTCTGTTGCTGGAATTAATCAAAAAATTATTGATCTTAAATTACTATATGTTGAAGTTGATAGCACTATTTACTACAATTCTTCATCGGTCGCAAGCGTAGAAAATTTAAGAACAAATATCATCAATACTTTAACACAATATTCAAAATCAGTTGATTTTAATAAATTTGGTGGAAGATTCAAATATAGTAAGGTTACTCAGGTCATTGATAATACTGACAGTGCAGTGACTTCAAATATTACAAAAGTTAGAATGAGAAGAAATTTAAATTCAGTTTTAAATAGATATGCACAATATGAAATTTGTTTTGGTAATAAATTTTATAGAAACCCAAATGGATTTAATATTAAAAGCACAGGATTCAATATTATAGAAGAATCAGACGTGGTATATTTTTCCGATGTTCCCGTAGATTTAGAGACTGGTATTTTAACAATTATAAAACCAACAACAATTCCTGATCAATATCAGGTTGTTAAAAAATCAATTGGAATTGTTGACTACAAAAAAGGTGAGATCATTGTTAATACAATTAATATCACGAATACCCAACTACCTGATGGTATAATTGAAATTCAAGCTTTTCCAGAATCAAATGATGTTATTGGTCTTCAAGACTTGTATTTAATTTTTGATGTTTCAAAAAGCACCATAAATATGAAGAAGGACACTATAGCTTCTGGCGAGCAAATTTCTGGTATTAATTTTGATTCCACTTCAAGTTACGCAAACGGAAAGATAACGAGGTAATATGATCACAACTGGTTTTGATTCTAGGGTTAAGATTCAACAAATTATTGAAAATCAGTTACCAGAATTTATAATATCCGAAACCCCTAAAGCAGTAGAATTTTTAAAGCAATATTATATTTCGCAAGAATTTCAAGGCGGAAATATTGATATTGCCGAAAATTTAGATCAATATAAAAAATTAAATAATTTAAATCCTGATGTAATTTCTGGAATTTCAACTCTTGCTCAACAAGTTGGATCTTCAGATTCAAATATTTACGTTAACAATACTAAAGGATTTCCACCACAATATGGATTATTAAAAATTGATAATGAGATCATTACATACACTGGTATTGGATCTACGTCATTTACTGGATGTGTAAGAGGATTTAGTGGAATCGTAACGTATCATAGTTCTACTAATCCCGAAGAACTTGGATTTTCTACTTCAAAATCTGAGAGTCATTCAAAAGGAACGGTTGTAGAAAATTTAAGTGCTCTATTTCTAAAAGAGTTTTATAAAAAATTAAAACAATCTTTGGCTCCAGGATTTGAAAATGTTGATTTTGTCTCTAATTTAAATGTAAATAACTTTATTAAAGAAATAAGAACTTTTTATCAAAGTAAAGGCACACCAGAGTCATTTAGAATTTTATATAATGTTTTGTATGGTATTGATCCAACTATTTTAAAATTAGAGGAATTTTTAATTAAACCCTCTAGTGCTGAGTTTATTAGAAGGGAAATTTTAGTAACAGAATTAATTTCTGGACAAGATCCAAATAATCTTATTGGTCAAGTAATTAAAAATTCAGATGATACTGCTTCTGCTCCAGTTTCAGAAGTTGAAATTATAACTCGTAATAATAAAAATTATTACAAAATACAATTATTTGCTGGATTTGATGATAAAAGTTTAATAGAAGGAACATTCCAAATAACACCAAAAACAAAAGTAATTGATAAAGTTGGTATTAATTCTACTGTTATAACAGTTGATTCCACGATTGGATTCGGCCAAACCGGATCAGTTATTTGTGGAATCAATACAATTACTTACACTGATAAATCAATCAATCAATTTTTTGGATGTAGTGGTGTATCAGCAGAAATATCTCCAGGATCTGACATTAGATCTGATAAATTAATTTATGGATATGAAAATGGAAATATTTCAAAAAAAGTGGAATTACGAGTTACTGGAGTATTATCAGAACTAGAAGATCAAAATAATATTTACTTTAGATCAATTGGAGATTCTATTTCTGTAAAACATATTGGAGATAAAGTTAAAAATCCAATTCAAAAAACATATAAGCAATTAATCTTTAATTCATGGATTTATAATACTAGTTCAAGATATGAAGTAAGTGCATTTAGTAGTGGTCAAGTTACATTATTTGAAGCACCAGACAAATCGAGTTTGAAAGTAGGAGATTCTGTAAATGTTTTAAGCAGAAATTCTGAAAATATTATTGTAGAGAATGCCATAGTAACATCAATTATTAATAACGTTGTCTCTTTAAATAAAAATATTACTGGCATTAGTTCAAATACAAAAATTAGTATAAGAAGAAACATAAAATATGCATCATCCACAGGGTTATCCTTACGATATCCTAAAATTACTGCTAATGTTCAAAACACATACGATGAAAATTTAAAAAATATTTTTGTAGCCTCAAATTCTCTTCCAGACTTCAATATTTCTAAACAAGTAGTTTTTGCATCAATACAAATTACACCGTCATCAAATTTAAATGATATTTTTCCAGGTGCTATAATTTCAACGGATGGGACAACAAAATATACAATATTATCTTTCATAACTGCCGTACCATTTATTACAGGGGACGCTGTGGTTTACACAGGGACCGGTAATGCTATTGGTGGATTAACATTTAATCAAACTTATTACGTTGAAGTTTTAGAAACGACTAATCCAACAGATATAAAAAATAAAATAAAATTATATAATGCTAGATCTTTTATTGGAACTAATAATCCTGTGCAATTTGATAGATCATCTCAGTCAGCTATACACACATTTACATTAGAAGAGCAAAAAGGAACTAAACAATTATATCCTAAAAAAATACTAAGAAAAATACCATTAGCACCAAATATAAAATCTGGAAAAGGAATCATAACTCAACCAGGACCAACTGGAATATTAATCAATGGTGTTGAAATAATAAATTATAAATCAAATGATAAAATTTATTATGGTCCGTTAAAAAATTTAAATGTTATCAATTCTGGAACTGATTATGATATTATAAATCCTCCGTTTGTAGTCGTATCAAATCCATCAGTAGGAATTGGAACTACTGCACTAATTGACCTTGTTATTAATGGAAATTTAAAAGAAGTTTTAGTTGATCCAAGTGATGTTGATATTGAAAGAGTTGTTTCTGCGTACATTAGTGGTGGAAATGGATCTGGTGCTATTTTACAACCAATTGTTGAAAAAAGATTTAGAGAAATTAGTTTCAATGCACAGAAATCAACTCTTGGGGGTGGAGTTAATGTTGATGATGAAACCATATCATTCTTAGAATTTCATAAGTTACAAAATGGAACTCCCATTATATACAATGAAAATGGAAATGCTCCCCTTGGAATAGGAACTTTTGGGGGGTCTAATACTGATCAATCAAAATATCTAGTTAATGGTGGAACATATTTCCCTGAAGTTGTAAATACAAGTTCAATTAAACTCTTTAATACTTTATCTGATTTAAATTCGGGTATTAATACAGTTGGATTTACCACGGCGAATACTGGTGGAATTCATAAATTTAGATTACTAAATGGAAAGTCAATTCTATCAGATATTAAAGTTGTTAATAGTGGTTCTAACTATGAAAATAGGGTCTTAAAGGTAAAACCAACCGGAATTTCAACATTTACAAGCACTGTAAATTTTGTTAATCATGGTTTTAATAATGGAGACTTAATCAATTATCGTACCGCAGTAGGATTTGGATATACTTCTCAGGAAGTCATTAGTGGTCTATCAACAAGTAATCAATATTACGTGATAAAAGTAGATAATTCTAATTTTAAATTATCTAATGCTGGGATCAACACCGCCATTCCATCTAAATCAAATTTTGATCGAGGAAAATATGTAGTTTTTAACTCTACTGGGTCTGGTCAACAAATTTTTGAATATCCTCCCATCAAACTAAATTTAGAAATAGAATATGCTGGATCTATCGGAACAATTACAGCAACTCCTATTTTTAGAGGAAAGATTGTTGATGCTTATCTGTACGATCCAGGAACAGATTATGGATCAAAAACTCTTAATTTTCATAAAAGACCAGTATTAAATATAAAAAATGGAACTTCAGCCCAATTAAAACCTATTCTGTCTGATGGAAAAATTATAAGTGTAGAGGTTCAAAATTCTGGGTCATTTTATACCTCATCACCAAACTTAATTATTAATGGTGATGGATTGGGAGCTAGATTAAGAGCAAAAGTAACTAATGGAAGAATTACAGAGGTAATCGTTATTAACTCTGGAGTTAATTATAATCCAAAAAATACTTCCATTAGAGTTGAACCATCAGGAAAAAATGGATCTCTGATAGTTGATGTTAGACCATTAACAATAAACAACAAAGTTAGATTTTCTGATGAAATATTCGTAGAAAATGGTGATAATCTATCTTATGGAATTGTTGGTTACTCGACTGCTAGAGAGGGTATATCTTTTTCTGATGTAGGGGAAAATGAACACTCTAAAATAATTGGTTGGGCTTATGATGGAAATCCAATATATGGACCTTATGGTTATTCTAATCCAAATGATGATAATTCACCATTAAAAATAGTTAAATCCGGATATACGTCAAATCTATCTAATGTTTACAATAGACCAAGTGGATTTAATTTAGGATTTTTCGTAGAAGACTATGCATATACCGAAAGTGGAGATTTAGATGAATATAATGGTAGATTTTCCAAAACTCCAGACTTTCCAAATGGAGTTTATGCTTATTATGTTGGAGTATCTACAAACTTAATTAATAATACTTTAGATTCAGAATTCCCTTATTTTATTGGAAATTCATATAGATCTGATTTTGATACGGACTTAAATCAATATCAAGATTTTGATTTTAATAAATCAAATCTTATTAGAAACACATTTCCATATAGAGTAAGTCAAGAATATTCGAATAATGATTTTATCATTGAACCAAATAAGTTAGTAAAACAAATTTCTTTAGTAGAATCAATATCCGATGGTGATATTGAAGATATATCTTTAATATCATCTGGAGATAATTATTCTGTAGGTGACAGTTTAATTTTTGATAATGATAAAACTGAAGGAAGTGGTGCTTCTGCTATAGTTAATTCCATTAGTGGAAAGAATGTAGTTAAAATTTCTACGACTAGTGAAGTTTATGAAAACGCTCTAATTGTTAGAAAAACTCCAAATGAACTAGAAATAAAAATATCACCTTATCATAATTTACTAGATGGTGATATAGTTCAAATTTCAGGAGTATCTACAAATTCAATTAAAAATTTGGTAGGATCTCACAAAATAGGAGTCTCATCTAATTTTTCATCTTTAGGTTATAGTGTGCCCTCTAATGCAACTATAGGAATAATAACTGATTTATATGTTTCACCACTTCCCAATAACATTAGTATTGGATCAACTGTGGGAATAGGAACCGAAATATTATCAGTACTAAACATATTTGAAAATGAAAATATACTCAGAGTATCAAGAGGAGTCTCTGCTGGACACACAGCTAGCACAAGAGTTAATTTTTATACTGATAAATTTATAATTAATCTAGATACTAATCATCTAAATTCTAAATCAAATGATAAAATATATTTTAATCCAAATACTTCAGTAAGTGTAGGTCTTGAAACTGGGGCATTTAATAGTATACAATATCAGTTGGGGACAACATTAAACACAATTTCAGTAGAAACTCAAAGTATATACATTCCTAATCATTCATTTCAAACCAATCAAAGAGTTTTATTTGTTAAACCAAGTGGAACTGGATCTTTAGTGGTTAGAAATACTCCGGGATCGTCTTTCTTTAATTTGCCCTTATCTGGAAACAGTCAATATGTTTATATAATTAATAAAACTCCAGATACTATTGGGATTGTAACTGAAATAGGATTAACTACAACAACTAGTGGACTATTTTTTAATAGTACAGGATCGGACAATAATTATTACTACTTTGAACCAGAATATAGTCAGATTACTGCTAGTGTTAAAAAAATTGTTAGTCAAGTTTCAGTTTCAACAGATCATAATCTTGCTTATGGTGATAATATTATCCTAACTGTAAATCCCGGATTAAGCACTGGAATAGGAACAACATCTTCTAATGTAAAAATTACATATAACTCAAATCATAATAAAATCTTAATTAATCCAATAGGATTTAATTCTACAGGTATAAACACCGCTACAAGTAAAATTAATTTACCCAATCATGAGTTAAAAACAGGGCAAAAAGTTTTTTATAAATCGTCTAATTCCATAGCTTCTGGGTTGAGCACTGGCGGATATTTTGTTTATAGAATTGATGATAATTATATTCACTTATGTGAAACTTATAAAGATTCGATCTTGTCTCCACCAATTATTGTGAGCATTGGAGGAACTGGAGGATCTTCTCAAGAAATTAGTTTAATAAATCCTCAACTTAATGTAGTTAAAAATAATAATTTAGTTTTTGACGTATCTGATAGTTCTTTACAAAATTATAAATTAAAATTTTTCTTTGATTCTGATTTTAAAAATGAATTTGTATCTGCAGGAATTACATCTAACTTTTCAGTGTCTGGAATTGGAACTATTGGAATTTCATCTACTGCCACTGTAACTGTTGGATTTAGTACAAACAATCCATTTAATTTATTTTATACATTAGAAAAACAAGGATCATTAATTTCTATTGATTCTGAAGTTCAAAATTCATCTCAAATTTTATACAAAAATAGTGTATATAATGGAGAGTATAAGATATTTGGAGTTGGAGCAACAACTTTTAATATTTCACTAAAAGAAATACCTGAAAGATATTCATATAATTCAATAGACTGTGACATTATTCGATATTACACAAACTCAAAAACAGCAAAAGGAGGCATAGAAAAATTAGATATAATATCTGGTGGATTTGGATATAAAAAACTACCATATGTTTCTGGAATAACAACATTTAGTTTAGGATCTAATGCAATTTTAAAAACAAAATCCACAAATATCGGAAAAATTGAACAACTTAGAATTTTAAATGAGGGATTAGAATATGCATCTGATAAAACACTAAAACCAAAAGCTGATATTCCTAGACTAGTTCGTCTTCAAAAATCAGATAAAATTACTAATGTTT